AATTTTACGTTTTTGGGCGTCAGCAAGTATAGATAGTTTTTCATAATATAAATCAAATCGAGAGAAAAATACATCAGGATTGACTGTTTTTTCAATTAAACTGGCGCAATCATTAAGTATTCGTAAGTCATTTTGTAATTCAATAACGGATAAAGAAGGTTTTTTGTTAAAAAAATTAAACAATCCCATATGATACCTCCATATTATATTAGTTCTGCAATTGTAAGGTGTGGAATAAAGTAGATTATATAATTATCTACAATAGTTAGTATGCCATATTTATCTCTATAGCACGCAATGCAGTTTTCTAAAAATTCTTCTGTAACATCCAAATACTCTGCAATTTCATATTTATCTTTACAACCATGTTCGTAGGCTCTGATCAGACCGAATAGTCCGATACTGCGGTTGTATCCCCAAAGCCTTGCCTGCCGTTCCTGTTTTCGATTACCGGTATATTCCATGTCGATAATATTACCAACAGAAGTATAATGATGACCGAGTTCTTCTGCCAGAACGCAGGCTTTTTCCGTGGTTGTATCTATATTGTCTTTGATAGCAATGGTACCATCACAATATAATCCCTTTATTTTTTTGCTTTTAAAAGGATAATCAATAACATCTATACCGTCTTTGCAGGCTTCTTCCTGTAGCTTCTCGTATGTATTCATACAAACACCTCCCGCTCGAGTATATCAGATAAGCTGTCCTATAAATTACTTAACTCGTTTATTCTTTACGAATTCAGCAAACTGACGGATTTCATCTAATTCAGATTCTGTGTATTCATCACCATCGAAGTGAGCTGCAAGGGTAGTTGGCTCATCTTGTGTGAAAACAATTATACCATCTACCAGTTTCTCAGAATCTAATCCCAACTCACGTGTGATTTTTAAAACATTTGTTATGTTGGAATTGGCAATACCTCTTTTTAGAATACTATCTAAGGTAGTCCACGGCATATCTATTTTTTCGGAAAATTTTTTCATACTTCCGTATCTATCTATGATGAGTGCTTTCACATTAGATTCTAATTCATTCATGTAAAGTTAACTCCTTTCTTCAGTTGATGATTTGATAATAGCATTAAAATCTCGAAAAATCAATATACTGTCACCGAAAATAAAATAAAAATCTCAAAAAATCGAGAAAAACAGGTTGACATTCTCGAAAATTCGTATATACTTTAAAGTGCAATCACGAAAAATCGAGAAAAGAGGTGAGAAAGTGTTTCCGAATTTAGAAGCCGAGATGGCAAGAAATAAAGTGACGCAAGTAAAACTTGCTGAAATTCTGGGAATTACGCCAACAACGTTATCATTCAAGATGAACGGAAAAAGTACACTTTCATTAAAAGAATGTGTAGAAATCAAGCGAAAAGCATTTCCAGACAAAACATTAGATTACTTATTTGCAACAGATGAAACAGGTTCAGAGAAAGGAGAGTGAAGAAAGAGTGCAATTAGCAACAACAATAATTTCAACAATATCGGCAGTTTGCAACATTTACCTAATTTTCTATATTAGGAAAATGAACTAAAAAAGATTGATGTCTCGAGAAATGATGAATTCGTTCTTGCGCAGTTATATCAATTTTCATGGAAGTATATGGTGAATCAAAATAATATCCGAATTCTTCAGATGTATGAGGGTAAAGTACAACTTCATCCAACAATGGCTCTGAATATTTGTAATCCGGAATAATATCCGAAAGTACATGTTGAAATGGACCTGCTTCAGAATATGTCTGCTGAGGTTCATAGCTTGTTAACGGATGTAATGCGCTTCCGTTTGGAGAAAAGAACTGAATATCCGTGATAGTAACAGATACAGCAGAAACATTATGAATTGTGAACCAATGGATTGGTGGATCTGGTTCTTCGAAATATAGAACATCGGCATGGATTTTGATTTTTCGTCTATTGCATTTTTGCGTGTAGTAAATACTATACGCAGAAAGTAAGAGAGCCAAAAGCGCTATTGCAAAATTCAATTCATCGAGGGACAGGCTTTTGAAAACATTAATTATAGAAGCCATAAAAGTACTCCTTTCTTTGGAAACTTGGGTACTGGCATACCCTGTAAGAAAAGTATAAGAGAAAAAAGGGAGAAAGACAATGTCAGGATATAATTTTAATCATTTTACAGGAAAGACAAGAGGTAAGGCTTCGAGAAAGAAAAAGATTCGAATGAAACAAAATCATAAAGATAAGTATGAGAAATATTCCAATAACAGAGGAATAGTGAGGTAAGTATAAGAGTGAAGAAAATTATATTTGTATTATTTGCGTGCTTAATCCTCTTAACAGGGTGTAGTCAGAAAATAACAGAAGGAGAGATATATGAAAAAGAATTTCTTCCAGAAGAAACAAGAACAATTATAATACCGATGATTCATACGAATGGGAAATCATTATACACGACATATGTG